CAATTACTACATTATGGAAATATGATAATGTAAAAATTCAAGATTTACCAGATACAGCAGATGTTATATATACATCAGATGGTACAGGATATATTACGTCAGGAGCGTACATAATATGGTTCAAATAAAATATGCAAAAATAGAAAATGGTGAAGTAATTAAGTACCCATACTCTATTGAAGATTTAAGAATAGATAATCCAAATGTATCTTTTCCGTCAATAATAGATGATCATACAAGATCTAGGTATTCTATGTTGCCAATACAAAAAATAGAGGTTCAAGTAGATTATACAAAAAATATTTCAGAAAACCTTCCAGAATTAATTGAAGGTGTCTGGACTCAAAGCTGGAGCATTACAGATGCAACACAGCAAGAGATTGATCAAAGATTGTCTATTGGATGGGTAGGCGTAAGAGAAGAAAGAAACGGTATGTTAAATTCTTCAGACTGGACTCAGTTAGCAGACTCTCCTCTTGCAGAAGAACAAAAAAATGCCTGGAGGCAATATCGTCAAGAGCTGAGAGATATCACCAACCAGGCAAATCCTTTTGAAGCTATTTACCCTGTGCAGCCTTCTTAGGCTTGGGCTTCTCTTCTGGAACATCTTCAACTACCGATGCAGTTAGCATCATTGTCGAAGCAAAGCTTCCGCTAAAGATATACTCACCTGCGTGTACAATCTTGACCCAAGGGGCAGCAAATACTTCTCCACCAATTTCACGGTACTTACGGCAGAAGTGATAGTCTTCTGAAAGCAAGATTCCATCTTCAGTAATGCTGGTAGCAAAGTATTCTGTAACCATCTGAGAAGCATCAAATGCACCAGTAGATGTGTTTAGCATATACTTTGAGCAGTGTGGCTTCATTTTTTCAAATACTTCTTTTTTAATAAAGAGCATTCCAGTACCAACTTCGGTTACAGGAACTGGCTCATTCATTTTAAATGTTGTTTCGCCAGGTAGCATATTCATAGCAAAGAATCCAGAATACTGTTCCAGGTTTTCTTTACCTTCTACTGCTGCACGACCAACATTTTCCCAGTTGATATTTTTCATGGGGTAGATAGCACCAATAACATCTTTGCCAGATTCAATCATGGAAATAACATCCATGTGATCAAACCCTTCATCAGCATCAATGAATAGTAGTGCATCAGCACCAGATTTCTCAAACTCGTGTACTAGATTGTTCCTAGCACGAGTAATGAGGCTTTCGTTGTATATCTTAGAGAATGATACCTGATACCCCTTTTTTGCAAGCTCAAAGGTTAAAGCCATCAGACCATCTAGATATACACCCTTACAATTTCCCCCATACATGGGGGTAGCAATGTGTAAATGCATTGTCTCTCCATCTGTTAGTTGTATAAACATTATATCAGATACTTTGCGTGTGGTAAACTTAATTAGAACAATTATGGCTCAAAATCTTTATGCTACCAAGGTGTTTTCAAGACACCCCTCTGCGTTGTGGGCTTTAGACGACAATTTGCCGACATCTGGCTTAACAGCAACACCTGCAAGCATTCCGCTAACAAGCACATATGCATATGAAACAAAATCGTATGGAGACTCTCAATTTTCTGCATACTATATTGGATCTTCATCTAGCAGTTTAGGTGCAGCAAATTACGGTGTACCGCTTGTTTATGGAGCAGACAGCATTACATCAATTGCTCCAGTAACAGGGGATAATCCCTCCCTGATAGTTCCAGGATTTGGATTATTTAACCAGGACGGTAAAGCAAAATCAATAACCCTAGAGGCGTGGGTAAGAATAGAGGCAAGATCTGTTCGTATTCCTAAAAAAATTATTGGACCAATATCATCAACAGATGGTTTATATGTAAACGGTCCATTCCTAACTTTAAAAGTAGAAGATTACGTTTCATCACACTTTGTTGGTGAGTGGGGTAGACCAATGCTTATTCACATTGGAATCTCTAACAACAGTGCTTTTGTTATGGTTAATGGAGAGCAAGTTATAACAATTCTTTTAGACACAATGTCAATCGATTTTCCAACAAAATATAATGATACATCTCAAGACCAAGACTGGATAGGATTTTATGCATATGCCGATGTCTCTCCAATAAATGTAGACTGCGTATCAATTTTTCCATACCGTGTAGATGTTGAAGAAGCAAAGACAAGATTTATTTTTGGACAGTCTGTTGATTCTCCAGAAGTTGCTGGCACAGGAGAATCAACTCTTCCAGTAGTTATGGATTATTCTGTTTCTAAATATGCTAATAACTACTCATATCCAGATAAGTATGATTGGCAGAACGGCATTCTTGATAATGTATCATCTATAAATTCTGCACTCTCTGTTCCAAACTACGCTCTCCCCACTTTAATATTTGAAGAAACAAGAGATGTTATGGACTGGTATGACGCACAAGAAGAAAATAATACTGAGACCATTGCTGCAGACTTGGCATCTGGAGAATTAATTGATAACTCTATCTTTTTTGAAATGAATCCAACAAACTGGGGAATAAAGACATATATATTATTTCCTAAATTAAACATGATAGATGATACATTAGATGCACTATATGCTGCACTAAAGTATACAACTCTGCCAACAGCAGTTGAAACTATTTTTAAAATATACAATTCTTCAAACGAATACTTTAGATGTTACTACAAGCCAAGTGGATCAACTGTAGAGTATGAGTTTGTTTCAAACGGAATAACAACAACATTTGACGGACAGAACGTTACATTAAATACATTGTTTGGAGTAGGAATAAACATACCAACTCTTTTATCTAATGCTTTAGCAACAAATCAAATGAAATCTTTCTTTGCAAACAAGTCAAGTCTTAAGCTTTATTTTTGTGGAGAGCGTGGTTTTGTTAATGGATACTCTGGCAAAGTTTATAAAATTGGATTCTCAAATGCAAAAAATTACGACCTAATTAAAACCTCATTTACTAGCGGTTTAGTTTCAAGTCAGTTGTTGTTGCTAGATAATTATGCAAACTATACTTTGTTTGGAGTTTATAATCTTGGATCATTTGCACTGGATATTGCTACATTCTCGTATTGGGAAGATTATATTCCTCTTACATTACTAGCAAAAAATTCTAACATTGCAAATATAAACTACTCCCTTGACTTTATTCAGTTCAATGTTGATTACCCAGCCTCTGAGTCAATAGTTTCTTCAAATGTTTCTACCGTAAATGAAATGGTAAAAACATATGCTTATTTTTCCCAATTAACAAAACCATCATTAACAACATCAGATTTGTCAAGAACCTTATTTAATTTACCATCAACAAAAATAGTTTCTCCAGATGGATCATGGGCTACAAAAATTTACGAGGTAGTAGACGGTTCAATAATTTATATTCCAAGCGTAACCGACTTTACAGAACTTGGATTAAACATTAAATTTGAGATGAAGGTTCCAGGTATTTTTAGAAATCCAGTAAAGATTAGAAATATGCAACTATCTTCACAATCATTAAACAATGATTCAAAAACACTTATTGGTTCAAAACTAGGAAGAGACCTATATCCTTATACAAAACCTTCAACAACATTTGTTTATCAGGATTCAGTAAATCCATTTGTAACTTATAAAGGAAAAACTCCTTATCTTTACCTAAACAAAACAAGTGGTATTCAGCTACTAGGTTTACCAGTTGACGGAACTCGTGGGATAGAGATATTAATTAATGAGTCAGCAAAAAGATTCTTTCTTCTTGATATTTTGCAATTTGGTTTTTATTACGACAAAACATTTTCTTCAGGAGCACAAGAAATTTTAAGAATTGGTAGCGAAACCGAAGACAAGTTTTCTGTAGTAGTTGACGGAATTGGAGATAACACAAAAGGAGTAGTTTATGTAAAAGATTTAAACAATAATGGTACGCCTTATTTAGATTTAGAACTGTATGTAAATGGCTTGGAAGATTCAACTGCATCTGGAGTAGTTACTACAGACGGCAACGTTTTTTATAGAAACTGGAACTTTGTATCAATTAAGTTTGACCCAGCATTAAATTTTGAAGGTATTTCTGGTGCAATTAGAATAACTGGTCCATTCCTTATTAATAATCTTTCACATTATCAAATTTCAGAAGAAGAGTATGCAAATAAAGTTACCTCAACAAACTGGGGTACTGTTCTAGATAGAGACCCAATTGTTGCAGGTACAAATACATGGACACAAACTGTATCAACAACATACGAACCAGTAAATGCAACCTGGTTTGATGTTTATTCAGATTCAATTGCCCCTGGTCTTGGAAAAAAGCCTTCGGATGTTTACCGTGCATACTTTGGAGCTAGTATAAAATCACCAATTCAAACTAACATTCCACTAGACTTGTCAAAATATAGATATACTGCTTACCTAGATGTTGAAGGAACATCTGAAAAAAATGTTACGACCATAGACGTTGGTGGAACACTAACAACTGAAAAGTTTGTTAACACAAATCCATACTTTCGATCTATTTCTATACCAGTTACAGGACAAAAAGTTAAGTAATATGATATACTGGTCGTTATGGAACAAGAAAAACCAGACCCAATTGAGGAAGCTCTTAGTAAAGCAAAGTTAACAGTAGTTAAAGAAGAGTACTCTGACTTTGGTACGTATATCTGGGTAAAAGCAAATGGCAAGCCATTTACTGACGGAGACAACAATGTTTTGTCTATTGAGTCAATGAAGAATGACCGTGAGCGTGTAAAGAAACTTATGGATGCCGCCGCATATTATGGAGAAGCAGAAGGTCAGGCTATCTTCTATCCAAATACACGACAGATTTCTGACGAAACTCACTCAGAGCAAATTGATCGTATGAAGCAAGGATTAATTCCAAACATGAATGACCTTGGTGCAGTTATTGCTGCAAAACAAACTTTAAAGTTGTATGGAGATGAAGGCTAATGAACCAAGAACCTGTGGAATATATTATTCGTGCAAAAATGGATAATTTTGCAGAAGAAGAAAATGTATTTAAAACACAGGATCCATTTATTAAAAACTGGGATGGAATCAAATCACTTACTGGTCTTAATTCAAGCTTTAAGCGTCGTGCAACAAGAATGGCAAAGTACGCAGAAATAACTCCTGCCTACCTCGACAGTGCAATGGCTACAAGTTCAGGTGTTAATGGAGCACGTTCAAAAGAAATTAATCCTGGAACTGTCTACCACAATGGCTACGGTCTCTTTGATGTTATTACTCCACCCTGGAATCTTTATGAACTTGCAAACTATTACGACACATCGTTTGCCAATCACGCCGCTATTGATGCAAAGGTAGAAAACATTGTTGGTCTTGGTTATGACTTTCAGCCAACAAAAAGTACAATGTTTGCTATTGAAGGCTCTACAGATTCAGCTGCAGAAAAAGCACGTAAGCGTATTGAACGTGCAAGAATCTCAATGCGTGAATGGATAGAAACACTCAACGACGATGATTCTTTTACAAACACAATGATGAAGTTTTATACAGATGTTCAGGCTACAGGAAATGGATACCTTGAAATTGGTCGCACCGTAACAGGTGAGATTGGATATGTTGGTCACATTCCCTCAACCACAATGCGAGTCCGTAGACTAAAAGATGGCTACGTTCAGATTATTGGTAACAAGGTTGTCTACTTCAGAAATTTCGGGGCAGCTAACCCAAACCCAGTAAGTGACG